GGCAACGGGGCCGGCCAAGTTGGCGGTGTTCGCGGAGAGTGCGGTCTGGTAGGTCGTCGCGTTGTACGAAACGAGCGAACCGACAACCGTGGAGGCTACGCCGACGAGCAAGATAAACTCGCCTTCGCCGTAGGTCGGGTCAAACGCCCGAACAACCTGGCCGAGAGTGCTGGGCTGTGACGGGTAAACGGTCGAGCCGTTTGCATTGGCCGCGCCCGCGTCCGTGCTGGCGATCGGGAGATAGCCAATACGGGATTCAGTGAAAGAATAAGCCATGATCTGTTTCCTTTCCTGGCCCGGTTAAGCGATCAACACGCCGCAGAACTGAGGCCCGGACGAGGTCATATTGCCCGCCCAGCCGATCAGTTTCACGATGGCGTCTTGGTTCACCGCCTGACGCTCGCCTCCGATCGGAACAAAATTCCGGTCGGCATGAGGACGCAGGAAGATGTATTTGGTGTTGAGGAACCACATATGCGATGCGGTTGCCGCGGCACCAATACCACCGTCGAGAACCACGTCGGAGGCCATGCCAGCGCCGTAATACTTGAGCGATGCGAACCCGGCGCCGGCAGACGAATTGCCGCCATCGGTAATGCGCTGGATCGACTGCAAGCTCTGGAGGTAGAACTTGTAGTAGTTGTTGTCGCACACGATCAGGTCGGGCTTGTCGGTGCCACGGATCAGAGAGACCGCAAGCGCGTCCATGTACCCTTGGATGTTGCTCGCCGAAACGGCCGAACCGCCATTGGTCACGCCCGAGTATTTCTGGCTCTGCCAGAAAGTCCAAGTTGCGCGATCAATGCCGCCGTAGGTGCCGGAAGACGGAGCATCGGGAACCGCAGCGGCCAGGCCGGTGAGGTTCTTGCCCGCGTTGCCCGTGCCATCACCATAAACGTCGGTGCTGATACGGTTGGCGAGTTGGGCTTCGGCGACCTGCATACGGCCATCGAGCAAGTCGATGATCGCCTCTTTCCCGGAGTTCTGGATCATTTCCAGACCCGAAATCGAGATGGCGGAAGCGTACTGCGTAATCGAGAACTGAGCCGCGGAAATCGGCGAGTTCTGGCCCACGTTCAGCACTTCGTAGCCGGAATAGCTGTTCGTGTTGTTCGTGGTGGTGTCGGAATACATGATTTCTTGAAGCACCACGTTGCCACCCGAGAACGTCTTGACGTTCCCTCTTTGTTTCAGGCGGCGCAGCAGCGCGTTGTTGTTGGTCACGTTATCAGCTAACTCGCCGGTTCTGCTCTGAATGTTGGCGGCGATCACGTCGCTGATAGAGGTATTGGCAAATGCCATAACCGTTCTCCATCATAAAATTAGAGACGATCCGTCATGTTGTCGAACTGCTCGGCCAACATCGATCGTCTATCTTGCGCGTTGGTTTTCGCCGCTACTCCGGGTGTGGAGCTTCGCACGCTCACCGCAGCCCCTCTTGCGGCCTTAGCCGCTCGATTCGCCGTGTCCCTCTTTTCCGCATCGCGCTTCGCCTGTAGGGCGGCTTGATCGGAAGTAAAGAGTTCGTCGTTGAGCCGGATCGCCTGGGTGTAGGCGCTTTCGAGGTCCGAAGCCAAACCCGCTTGTAGCAGGCTCGCCATCGCCGGGCGTACTTCCTCGAAGTGTTCTTTTCCCTTAGCAAAGTTCGCGATGTCTTGCAATAGGGTTTGATTTGCCGCGTCTTCCTGCGCCTTCTTCCACCCGACCACTTCGCCGCGAACCTGGTTGAGTTCGTTCTTGAGCGCGTAAAGGTCCGGGTTGCCGGCCGAAGCGGTCGGCGCGTGTTGGGAAACGTCGCCCAACTGGATGCCGTAATGGTCGGCCAGTTGGAGCAAGTACGCCCGCTTATGTTCCGGGGCGCTCGTCCGAAGGATATGGTCGGCCTCCATCAGCCCCTTGATCGCTCGCGGCGCGTCGAGGCCGAGGCCGTTAATCGTCGGCATATAGGGTTCCATGACCTGCTGGATATGGTCATAGGCCACCGCCCGCTGTTGCGCCGTCTCGGTGCCTGCGCGCATCTCCTCCTCGCGCTTGTAGGCGTATTCCCGAAGGCGCGGGTCGGCGGTGTTCCAGACGTCGTGATAGTCTTTCTTCCACGATTTCGGGGGGCGCGCCCATACCGGCTCCTCCGGGGCTTCCGGACCCGCTGGCGCGGTTTCGGCGCTCTTGGGGGTGAACTTACCGTCGGCAGCGCGAGCGGGGCCGGAAGGCCCGGAAATATCCGGAGCAGGTCCGGAATTATCCGGACTTGACTCAAGTTCCGCGAATTGGCTTTCGAGCAGTTCCCGGCGTTCGTCAACGATCTCGGTCTGTTCGACTTCGATATCGGCCATGATTTAATTCCTCCGCTTTAGTTCAGATAATATTTGGTTCGCCTGGCGGTCTGACATATCCGCAAGCTGTTCCCGCAATACCTTCCGGCGCCCTTCCCGATCGGGGGGCGCGTAGGTCGTCTCCATCTTCTCGTTCCCGACCTCGATGCAGTTATTATCGCGGAGCATCGTGCGGTGCCGCGATCGGCTTGTCACCATCGAGCCATCGATCATCGATTTATAGGGCTGAATATCGGGGATGATTTGGAGCGCGGGGGCTTTCTTTTCGGCCCGCTTTTCGACCATCTTGCCGTTTTTCCAAACGTAGGTGGTCATGCTGACCACTCCTTGCGCCATATGTTGTCCCATGTGCGAAACGTCCACCGACCATTGCACCGGAAAACGTAGGCGCGCCCGAAGGCCATAACGGCGAAGTAACCCGGATACTCCGAACCGGAAAAAACTTGAAAACCTAGCAAAAATGGTGGCTTCATATTAACCTCAACACGTCTTCATCATCCAATTCGTCGGAAATAGACAAAATCCTGTCTATGTTGGCCAAGTCGGCCATCATTGCGTCAATGTCTGGGTATGATTGCTCGGGCCGAATAAATGGGGCCGATATCTCTTCGGCCACCAAAGGGCGACCTTCGACAATATGCTCGAACGCAAGAACCACTTGGCGGCGCCGGCGGGCTTTTTCTTCGACCTCTTCCGCAAATTTCTTGCGCTGACGCTTCCCGCCATCATGCGTATCGATATCTATAATCGGGGTAACAAAATCCCACGTCGCCGAATCCCAAGTGCCAGTGTCCCAACCGCCGTCCATGTCTACACGTCAACCTCGACGCCTGCCGCGCGACCGTCGGGGCCGCGAATTATCCGTTTTGGCGATGCCAAAACCCGCATTACCCCGCTGAGTTTCTCCAAGGTCTGACCCTGCATGTCAGCCATATGCTGCATCGTTTGCCGAACATTGTCGCTCAACTCGTTGGCAACTAGTTCGGATGCGGCCTGTTGGGCCTCGATCATCGGCAAATCCATCCCTGGGTTAGCGCCAATTCGAGCAACCAGTATTTTGGTCGCGGCGTCCAATTCGTCTTTTGCTTTGACCCGATCAAGTTCTTGCTCCTTTTCCATCATGGAGCTTTTCTGGCGTTGCTGTTCGATCCTCTCGCTGGCCGCGAGCTTCTCGCGCTCGATCTGGGCGCGCAGAATCGCTTCGCCTTCCTTAATCCGCAATTCGCCCTCGCGAAGCGAGAGATCCCTGCGCTTTAACTCGTTCTCGGCTTTCACCTTGGCGATCTCGGCCCGACCGCGCATGACCTCGAGCTGTCCTTGCGCTTGCGCCTTGGCCTGGTCGGCCTGGATCCGCGCACCCTCGATCTGCCCCGCCTGCTGTAGCTTCATCATTTCCGGGTCGGGCTTCGGCGGTTGCGGAGGCGCGGCCTCGCGAGCCTTCTGCGCCCTAGTCATCTTTTCGAGGACGGCATCGAGCGCGCCTTCGATCTGTCGCGATTGCTTGAACGCGCCGGTGCCGAATTTGAGCAACTCAACCAACATCGGGCCGAGTTCCGGCGCGGCCTGCGCGGCCGGGATCGCCTCCTTGAGGAACCCGCCGAACGCCGAGATGAACTCGAGCCGGTCCTGCTTGTTCTGTTGCTCGTCGATCTGAACGAGGCTATCGGCGGCGACTTCGATGCGGAAATTGCGAAGCGGCTCGTTCTTCAAGAGATCGATCGCCGCCGGGATCATCGCCTGATCTTCGGGCGATAGCTGTTGCGCGGCGGCATATTGCAGGATGGTTTCGGGTTGGAACTTCTCGCAAATCACTTGCGCTTTGAGGCGCAGGAGCGCCGTCGCGAATAGCGCGACCTCCTCTTGGAGCGACCGCAACCGGAGGCCGGCGTATTGGCCCTTGATCTGCTGCGCCGTTGCCGTCTCGGAGGCGCTCGTCTGGCCCCGGATAATGTCGCTAATCCCCGTGATTTCGTAAATCTGCGCCTTAATATCCTCGCGGGCGCGATAGCATTGCGTCAGAGCGTTCGCCAACACGTCGAGCGGCAATAGGTCGATCGACCCCTTCAAGCCGCCCTTTTCCGAGAACGCCATCCAAGTCTCGACCGGAATCAGCGTGTTGTTGTCGCCTTCGGTCAGGAGCCGCTGTAGCGCCGGCTGCGAGGCATCGTAGACGCCGCGAACGCGGAGCGCGTGAACGAGGCCGTCGATCCGGTCGGAGAGCGTGTCGAGTTCGGCCGCTTGGTCTTGGTAGAGCGCGAAGTCCGGCACCGGAACGAGGCTATCGCTCGTCGTGGTCGCGTAAAGCGGCGAGGCGCACGGGAAGAACCCTTCGAGTTGGAGCGGGTCTTCGCGCTCGTCGATCAGGTCGGGCATCCCTTTCGAGATCCAGTAGACCTTTCCGCTCGTCTTGCACCATATCTCGGCGATCTTGGCCTGATTGTTTTCCCGATACTTGTTCGATCCGGTCAGCGGTTCCGGGCTTTCGTCCATCGGGATACGATCGGCCATCTCTTCGCCAAATCGTTCGACCAATGCGTCCTTGTCCATGAAAACCCACCGCCAGACGGCGGTGACCTCTTCCCAAGTCCGCGCAACCGTATGGCCGAAGTCCTTCCAATGGACGTAATCGGTCGGCGCGCACTCGTACTCGATTTCCTCTAAGGGTTCGTCGGGCGAGGCCGTCGCGTCCTGCATCCCGTCTTCGGCGGCGCCGGCGATGGGGCCTTCGGCGGCGTCTTCAATGTCTTCGGTGATCTGGACGCCGTCTTCCGGCTCGCCGGTTTCTTGGGCGCGGACGTGCGGCTCGTAGCGAACCCACGCCACGCCACGGCCACCGAGAAAGCGATCCTCGACCGCGTGCTTCATTGTTGCCCGGAAATCCGGATAATGCTCGATCTCGAAATCGACGGCGCGCTCGATCAAGAGCGCGGCCACGCGCCCGACCTGATCGTTATCGCCAAACCGGCGGCTGACATCGCACTTCGGCAGCTTCGCGTAAACGGCGGGGATCAACGTTTGGACGTTCGACCACAGGATGTTGAACTTCGCCGAATGCGTGCCCGATTGCGAACGGTTATCGTCACGATACCGCTTGATGATCTTCGTCGTGCGCTGCTCCCAACGCTTGAACTCGTTGTCATAGGTCGCGATCGTGGAGAGCCACTTCGTTACCGGCGTCTGTGACGTGTCGGCCATTATTCGGGTTCCTTAATAAACTTCGGCCTGACTCGATCGGGATCGAATATCCCTACAGCCCTGGTTGATTCTCGCCCCATTTCGGCCAGTTCGGAAAACGAATCGAAACCAAGACCTTTTATTGCGTCCGTATATTCGGGGTAATAATGGGCCAGCCGCCAATCCCCCTGTTTTGCAAAATTCAAGGCTTCTGCTTTAGTTAATCTTCTCGCGCCATCAGGAGAATTCAAAAAAGCTGGCAGAACCGCCTTGAGATCAGCCAAGTGTTGCGTATCTTTGAAATCGAATGTTCTTCCCAGCTTAGCCATAACGGGGTAAATGGTCGCCCCAGGAAAATTTTCAGAGGTGTACTTGTTCGCCAAATCCGGCTTCATAGCCAACGATATAAAGTCTTGATTACTCGCAACGTCGGGGAGTTGAGATGCTGGCAGCAATCTTTCTATTGGTTGACCGTCGTAGGAATGGGTACCGTGGAAGAGTTGCGTTTCATCACCAAGAAAATCGGCCATTTTACTGGACCGCCCCGACAACGCCTTAACGCCCGCCTTAACATCCTTCACGCTACCCGGTAGCGCCATCATCGGGATCGCCATTGCCGCGCTACCGTACCCGCCGAGCGCACCCAACATATCCCCGCGCCCGAAGGCCGCGTTGCCCTCGCGGGCATCGTTTACCATGCCTTCGATATCCGCGCCGGGGCCGACAAAGTGAGCGGCTTCCGCCGCCTGTTGCGCCATCGGCAAATTCAATCCCGCGCGCCGCGCCACGTTCACCGGATCGATCGCGTCCGACACGGCGCGGAGCTTCGGAGCCACGGCGGCATCTAAGCCGCTGAGATACTCCAAGGCCGAGGCCAGGCGCGAGGGGTCGGCCATTATTTCGCCTTCCAATTATCGCTGACCCGTTCGACGGGCGTATCGTTTAGCCATTGCTGGACGGACAGGAACGAACCGCCTTTCGGGCCAATATTAACGCCGTGGGTCACGGTGTGAGGGATCGGGACAACCCGGCCGAGGCTCGAGGGCGCCCCCGTAGCATCGGGGACGCTCTCGGCCCAGGTATGGACGGGCCTGCCGAAAAGGGTGAATTCGATATCGCCGGAAAGGTAAATCCCGAGGCTATCGATATCCGGATGCCGGTGTTCCGGCACGCTCGTGTTGGGCGGGTAAATCAAATGCTCGACCTGATACGCGCCGTTGCGGTAGAGGATCGCCGAGAACGACGGGCGCGCCTCGCCGCTCCGGTACTCGCCGCCCGTCTTCACGCTACCGTCAACAGGGGGCATGAACGGGCGCTCGGTGCGCCAGTAATCCCAGAACCCGATCAGGTCTTGCGTCACGTCTAGTTCAGCCGGCATTTGCAATTCTCGCAACTCCCCTGCTTCGGGGTGAGCAACGTAGCCACGGCCGCGCAGGCGATCTCGCCGAGGCCGAGAAGCCGCCGGCCGATCCAGGTCGATTTGCCAATTCCGCCACGGAACGCGAGTTCGCGGACGACGGGGCGGGCGAGGGGCGAGATCACCCACCGGGCGGTTGGCGAGCGGTCTAGGAACCGGGCGAGCGGCTTGCCCCACCAATGATACCCGCGCATCGTGGTGTCGTTGACGAGGGCGCCGTAGGCCGTGATGGCGCGATAGATGATCGGCTCGACGAGGCGATGATCGTGGAGCGTCGTACAGACGACGCACCCGCCACCGCCACCGCCGCCGCCGCCATCATTTGACGGGGCATCCGGGTCTGACCAAGCAGGGGCATCGGGGGCCGTAGACGGGGCATCCGGGTCTTGCCACGGAGCAGCCAATTCGCTCACCGTCACGTCGGGTTCGGGGTCCAATGCGAGGCCGGGGCCGGGAGGATCTAGGCCGGGGCCGGGGTTGTCAGGTGGCCCGAGGGGGGCGCTTGTCACGCCGGGTTCTACACCTAATCCAAGGCCCGGAGCCGGGCCGGGGGCGTTGTTCGGCGTATTGTCTGCGTTTAGCCCGGACCCAACGCGGCCCATGCTGTTGGGGTCGTCCGGGTCGAATTGACCCTTGCCCTCGAAACCCCATTCGCCGCTGCCGAATTTGCCGCCAACGTAAGCCCCGACCATTGAGCCGAGGGGGCCGAAAAACGCGCCGCCCACCAACCCGCCGCCAAATTGACCAGCGCCTTTTGATGCCGAATTGCCGGCGGCGACACCCGCCGCAGCGCCGAGGGCGCCAGAGATAGGCCCACCGAGGCCGGCCATATTCGACATAGCGCCAACGGCGCTTGCGGTCATATCTGCGCGGCTCGGTGCGTCAAACCCGAACCCAGACGCGCCGCCGGCCGACGCCGCTGGGTCGTTAGCCGAGAACGGCCCGCCAGAGCCCGGAGCGCCCGGCCCCGGCGAGGGGTCGTTGCCGCTATCGGATGGCGCGCCCGCGCCAATACCCGCCGGCCCCGAGGCCGAGGGCGCCGGGCCGATCGATTGCGTTGCCGCGCCGAGAGCGCCAACTCCGCTAGGCCCGCGCCAGGCATACGGCATCCGCGACGATTGGACGTTCGCCGATCGAAAGCCGTTGCTGATTGGGCGGTATTGCGGGAGCATTAGAATTTCATCGAATAGGTTAGAGCCGCCGCGAGGCGTTTCGCCCGCTCGCCTTCGGCGGGCGCGAAGGTAGTCTCGACGCCGAGATCGCCGGGACCGATCGGGATAGACCCGCTCGCCCTATAGTTCGTCGGGCGAGTTCTCTGCTTCTCGGCCGTCACGCCAATTCTACCGTCGCCCATCGGCATATCGAACTCGGCCGAGGTTTGCGTAGGAGAATTAGACCAGCGAGGGTCGCTATATTCGCTCAATTCCCTCGATCTGGATGCCTGTACGCGAGGGGTAATTGACGCCTTTCCCAACGGGATACGAACGCCGCCACGGGCTGATAATTCGTCCGATATACCGTAATCGCCTTGATATCGATTTGCATTGCCGGCGAGTTCAAACGGCCCATACCGTCCCGACAAATCGAAATTGGTATTGGTCGAGTCGGCACCTTGGATTTGGGCCAGATTAGCCCCAACGCCGCCGGCCTGGGCCATTATGGTCTTGATATCGTCAGGCGACATTCCACCCAACAACCCCATAATCCGACGCGCCGGATCAGGCGTCCCTTCGATAGCCGATATTTCGGGATAATCGGCCATTAGGCTGAGAAAATCCCGACGGCCATGACTTCGACGCCCGCGCCGGTCGTGATCTTCCACGCCCCGTTTTGCGAAACCGCGTTCAGCTCGACGTTGTACACGCCGATGCCGCTGCCGGGGCTGGCCGGGCATATTGTGTGCGTCAGAACGCCGGCACCAGTACCGTCCACGATTACGACGTTGCCGGTCGCGGCGGTGGTCACCGTGCAGACAATGCGGTGCAGATAATCGCCGACAGCGCCAGCCGTGCCCAAAACCTGGGCCGTCTGCGAGACCGCGATGTGCTCATATTGATACCGATAGGGGTTATTTACGCCAGCCATGAACGGGCTCCTATGACAGAAAACGGAGTTTATAAAGGGTCGAGTCGATCAACGTCGCGACGGCGTCGATCTCGTTCTGGATATTCGAATCCGTGGGCAATTTCTTGCGCTGCCGGTCGAGATACGACTGCAAGCCCGTCAGGTATTTTACCGGATCGCTCTTGCTTGTAGCGTCCGGCCCACCCGATTGCGTGTAGCGCAAGACCAGGTCGTAACGCCCTTGATACGCCTCGACGACCGCGTCGATCGCGCCAGGAATGGCTTCGTAGTACCCGCCGAGCGCGACGTGGTTGGCGTAAGATTTCGTGGATAGGTGCATCAAATGGGCAACGACCGCCGATTCGAGAAACGTCAACGCGAACTCGCCCATAGGTGCGCTGTAGTCACCGCTCATATTCGCGCACTCCGACTGGGGGTTGCCGTATCCCACAACTCGTTGAGGGTCACGGTGGATTTACCGTTAACGACGATCATTTTGGTTTCGACGGGCGGCGGCGCCTTGGCCGGCTCGGCGCGCCACGCGACCGCGAGCATCCGGAATGCGTCGGCGGGGTGGCTCGTCCAATCATGGCGCGGCGTCTGCCGGAACGCCTTCTTATCCTCGTCATACTCGCGCTGATATTGCCGTAGCGCCTCGACGCCCTCGCGGCACTTCTCGGCGTCGAAATAGCACCGCGGGAGCGCGAGCCGCGCCGCCTGGATGCCGTCTTGAACGCCGAGGTCGGGAACGATCGCGAGGTTATTGATCCCGAGGTGGAACGCGAGTTGCTCGACGATCGACTTGCCGCCGCTCGCGAGCGTCTTGGCGCGGGCGTCGTGCGGCAGATAGTGTTTGCCGAGGCGATACCCCTTGCCGAGGACGACTTCGGCGAGGTCGTCGATCGTCGCGCCGCTGACCCCGTAATAGTCGAGGATGCGGATTTCGCCCCTGCTGACCTGGTAGAACCAAATCGCCGTGTCGTCCCGGTAGCCCAAATCCCACGCCGTATGCACCGGCAATTCGGGATCGTAGGCGACTTCGCGGATCCGGCCTTGTTCCGTCGCCTCGCGCATTTCGATACCGAAGATGGCGCCGAGAATAGCAGCGTCGAACGAACATTCGTATTCTTGATCATACTGGTCTTGGGTGAGCTGCGCGCGTACGGCGGCAAGTTCGCTCGCGGGCAAGAGGCCCGAGGTCGAGGCCGGAAGCCGCAGCATGAACCAATCGGGCGAGCGATCGGCCATCTCGGCGATATCGAAAAACTGGTTCTTGCCCTTCGGCGTGCCTGCGAACACGCCCCATCCCTGATGGTCCGACAGCGCCGGCCTGATGACGTTGCCCCATACGCTCGGCCGGAAGTCGCCGTATTCGTCCATGTAGACGCCCGAGAACCCGAGGCCGCGCATCGCGTCCGCATTGTCGGCCCCGAACAACGAAATCTTGGCGCCGGTAATCAAGGCGACCGATAGCTCGCTTTCGTTCACCGACGCCGTGATCGGCGCGGCGTACTGTTTCAAATAATTCCACGCAACGGCCTTCGCCTGCGATCGAAACGGCGCGACGTAAGCGAAAAGCGGGTTCTTTTCGACGCTCGTCACCGCCGCCCGGATCGTGTCGTTGATCGCGCTCACGGTCTTGCCGGCGCGACGGTGCGCGACCAGGCACGCCCACCGCTGGGTGCGGTTGTGGAACGGCAGGAACGCCGGCCTTGGCTCGTAGTCTAGCTCTATTTCTCGGGTGATCGCCATTTGACCACCAGTTCGACCGGGCCTTGATCGGCGCCGGTTAGCTCGGTGCGGGCGAGTTTCGGGACGTGATATTCGAGAACGTCGGCGAAACACTTGAACGCGGCCATCGGGCCGTCCTGTTCCGCAATCTCGTCTAGCCAGCCCTCAAGCCGCTCGGCGTTGCCGTCTACGAAGCGGGCGATCGCCTCGCGAGCGCGGCCGGTAGACTTGTTCCCCAAGCCCTTGGGCCGACCGGGGCCGGCACCGCCTGGAAATACTTTTTTCTTGGTTTTGATAACCGGATCCGCCAAACCGCTCTCCAATCGCAAGACCGCCACCCGCAAGCCGATTCTGGTCGGGACCGGCTCGCGGGGGCTTTGAGTGGCCCGGTGGGGGACCAACGGTTCCCCGTTATCACGATTTGGGGGGCGGTGTAAATATACCTTAAAGGTTCTCGCCTACGGCCCCCAACTGATACAGCGCATTTGTGACTTTTTGCCCGAGCAGCGCCCGGATATCGGAATTGCGTTCGATCTCGATCTCCGAGACGGTCACTTTGACGACGCGGGTTGATTTGGTATCGCTGACGAAAAACTCAAACGGTTCGATCATTGGCTAATCCTCATGTTCGCTAAAACGGTATTTCGTCGTCCAATTCCTCTTCCCAAGTCCCGGCGCGGGGGTTGGCCTGCGCGACGGTGGCGCCGGGGAACGCGAGGATCGCCGCTTTGACGAGCGGGCGCTCGCGCACGATATGGTAGGCCTCGAGGAGTTCGGCGAGCGTGAGCGCATCCGGATGGGTTCCAATATCCTCGCGGTGGAAGACCACGGTGACGGGTTTTCCGGCCCGCCTGACCTCCCAAACGGTATCCGGCCGGGGATCGACCCCGGATTCGGTTGCGGCGGCGTCTAGGGCTCGCCAGGCCCGGATCATTTGGTCGGCGGCGTGGGCGACCCGTTCGCGATCGTTGCCGTCGATCGCATTGTCAAGTTTCAGCTTCGTGTTTGTAAACTTCTGAGCGAGATCGGGATCGACGAGGTAGGGGAGACGACCGACGCCCCACTTCCGCTCCATCTTAGACGCCACCCGATCG